TGACGAGGCCCTAACGGTGCACCAGGGCGCAGCTCACCAAGGCGGAGCACCCCCCCCATGGCCGAGAGGACTGAACCTCCCTTGGACCCATGATGGCGGCCGTGGCCCAGGATGGTGGCGTCTGCATCGTCCAGATGCACGATGCTCGTTGCGTACCCACTTGCAGTACAGCGAGTCAACGGCTGGCATTCGATCAGGTGCAGCCCATCGGCCTCCATGATGCTGGCGCTCTCATTGCCGCCGCTATCCAGAACGATGTAATTATCGGGGAGTGGCGCACTAAACAGGTTCGTTTCCGGTGCTGTCCACGGGCACCTATCGCCTCCGCCCCAGCCAACGCTACTGTACTTTACTTGTCTTGATGGAGATCCGGGGGACCTAATGAGATGACTGGGGTCTGCCATTGTCATGTCCATGAAGGGACCGGCACTCGACGGCAGCGGCCACGTCAGCGTCCCATTGATCTTGGACGTCACGTAGACCGCATTCGCGCCGATCGGCATGTTCCAGATGCTGGTTGCCAGGAATGGCTGCTGTAACGGGTTTCGGCCCATGGCTCACCACACCGTCTGAAAGCGAACCATGCTGTTCATGTTCCCACCAACGGTGACCAGTGGCGGGGGTGCGTCTCCGAAGAACTGACCACTATGAATCTGACCAATCTCAAGATTCGACACCACCGTATCGAACATGAACGCTTCGTCAGCGTACCCTGAGTACTCACTCCCTGCTCCGGTCTGACCACCAATGACGAACGGATCACTTACCGCAGCCAACGTAGTCAGGCCCTTGAATCCACTGTCTGTCTGCAACGCAGCGTTGACGAACATGTCCATCACGCCATTCGCTGTGTTCGCCCGGCAGGCGACGTGATACCAACTGCCGGCAACAGCGACGACATCCGATTGTACATCAGGAAACAATCCTCCATTACGACACTGGAACCTGATACGATCATCGGTATCGAAATCCAGGAAGTACTCACTCCCCTTGTTGATGCAATACATCCTAGAACCAGTGATGGAGCTGGGACGAAGCCATGCTCCGAACGTCAGCGCAGTCGGCGCATACCCGATCTTGCAGGGGAAATTGACGGAGAGGCTGGCATCCGTCCGGCTGACCTTCGTGCCTGTGAACTGAGCTGCCCAACTTCCTCGAACGTGCGTACTGCTCTGCGCCCACGTTCCCGTCAGCCCGTTGCCCTCACCGCTGTCATCCAGGAGCGTGCCAGCGGCCTCCTCCATCTTCCAAAGACCGCGCAGGTTGACGTATGGCATCAGCGTGGCCCCTGTCCGTGAACGACGAGCATCCGGGTGCTGCTCACCGAACTCCAGAACACCGCGTCCTGCACGCCGAGAATGTCACCACCAGCCAGCAGAACGTCCGTCAAGCCTGCCGTGAGTTCCCTCACGGTCACCAGCATATCGTCACCAGGATCGACTCGTGGTCTGTATTGCAGGATGTACTTGGCGTCAGGAGAGCGCCCGACCTCCTGCCAATCCGAGCCAGCCGCTGGATCGTTGGTCGTCGTGAAGAACGCAGCGGCAATACCGTTATGGCGAGTCGAGGACGAGATCTGCTTCTCCAACGGCCCCGACTCGGCAAGGAACACTCCACCGAATGTACTGAACAGATGTGGGGGACGAGCCCCTCGGAAGACTTGGCCTACAGCACGACGTAGCGTCTTGGCCGCGGTCCACGTGACTGTTGCTACTGGCGGAGTCGATGTGCCAGCGATGGCATACCACAAGGCCACGCCCTTGCCAGCGACCGTGCTTGCCTGGTCATTGATGAAGAAGTACGTGTTTCCTTGATCGTCGGTGATCCCGATCGAGGTAGACCCTCCCGTGTGAGCAAAACCAACCCCCACGAGAATCAAGTCACCCGTCACGCACGTCGCTGGGGCACCAAGAATGAGAGTCGTACTACTCCCATCTTCTGATGCCCCAAACGAGGGCTGTGGCAACGGCAATAAAGGCACCGAAGCCTCCTTTGGGGGTGAGTTCCCTCACCCCCTACTCTTCTTACTTACTCAACGATCTCCGTGCTGATCTCGAGCACCAGTGACGCGGTGCCTGATGCGCTGTAGATGTCCAGCGAGTCGCCCGAGCCAGCCTCCACGACCGCAACCGAGTCCGGGTTCGGTGCGACCCAGCCTCCAGGGCCTGCTGCACCACACCCGATCGAGAGCCAGTAGCCGCCGTCCACCGAGCCAGCAGTCGGGCCATACGCTGCCGTCGATGACGCAGCCGGGTTGCTGATGTGGCGACCCAGGGGAGTGATCGTGGTACCAGCTGTCGATCCGGTCGTCCATCGTCTGCCACGGATAGAAATGCCACTGATCGCGGTGAGCGCAGCACCTTTGCCGATAGGCAGGACAGATTGAATCCCAAGCTGTCGCGCTGACCCGGCGTTGTGTCGCAGGTGATCTACTTCCGTGTTGGGTGTACCGCTGGTCGTGAACGTCGTTCCAGCAGCAATCACTGAGTATACGAACGGCATCTTATTTTCCTTCTTTCAAAAGAGTGGACAGTGGAGACGTTCCAGCGGCAACCTCCTGCATTTCTTCGGTCGTCAGATAACGACCATACTTTTCCAATTGTTCCTGTGCAACGCGTTCCCAGAATACAGCGTCAGGCTCGACCATTGTGCAAGTTAGATGTCCATATTTCTTGCTGCAAACGTTGCACAAGTAAAACGCAAACGTCATGTGCGCTTCCGGGACCAGACCACCATCAGCACCACAACTTGCACAGAAGATCGGTACCCACCACGCACCGTGGAACCACTTCACTCCGCGTGGTGTGTGCACGGTCTCGCACATGCTCGAGGGGAAGAGGTCCTGACTCATAGCCTCTCCAGGACGAACTCGCTGTCGGGTTCCGGGAAGTCCTGCCCCTCGTTCAGGGTCTGGGCCCGCGCGACCGAGATCGCCAGCAGGTAGTAGCGTGACGTGGCATCCCGCATCGCCGAGGACTTCGCCAGATTGGAGGCGAGCTCCGCGGCGATCCGCCAGGCCAGGGCATCGATAAAAGCCGCCGAGAACACGGTCGTGTTTGTCACCCGCGCCGTGTAGAGCAGGATCGGGTCCTGCACCGTGGCAAGGATCTTCCGTGCGTTGGCGTCCTTCCAGGCGACCTCGAACGGCAGGCGATCGACCGCACGCTTAACCTGGACGCCAGCATCCAGTCCCCGCGTCGCCACGCAGTCGGCCGGCCAGGCGAACTCGTAGCCCCAGGGTGGCGGCGGATCCTGGGGACTCAGGAGAGCCAGGGCCACACGGCGGCGGGCGAAGTTCCAGTCCAGGTCCTCGAGGACGTAGTCCCGGCAGACCTCGTACCAGAGGTTACAGGCACCGGCCTCGGCACTGAGCTCCGTCATCGAGGCGATCCGCTGGTTGATGCCGATCCGGCTCAACGCCATGTTGCTGATCGTCACCTCGGAGGTGGCCATGGGGCTACGGCAGGAACCGCACGAACACCCGCGGCGCCCCGGTTTGCACGGTGACGGTGATAGCGATCTGTACGCCCTGGCAGTTCACCCGCGTGACCTTCGACGCAGTGAAACTCGCGACCGGTGTCGCGATAGCGTCAAGCAGGTAGAGTGCCTGCACCCCGGTCATGAACGGAGCCTCGAGCGGTCCGGGCCAGGCGCCAGCCACCCGAGCTTCGAGTGCGCACGTCAGCGTGCCGCCGTTGAGGTCGAATCCGAGGACGGCTATCGCGGGAGGTGATTCGTCTTCGCCGATCGTCGGCATCGGCAGGATGTAGCGGTTGCCATTCAGCAGGGCCACTGGTCCCGCAAGGATGTCCGCCTGTGTGACAGCGACGTCAGCCATAGTATCCTCGGCGTGAATGCCGGTGGTCGGACCGTCCGATCCCCGTCCAGCTCAGACTGTGTTCAAGTAGCAGGGGCGGGAGTCGAACCCGCTTCCCGGGAGTATGAGACCCGTGACTTGCCGCCTGTCCCCCCTGCGCCATCTTCACGCCGCCATCTTGACGCCAATCTGTCGACCGAGCCAGCCCACGACGCCTGACGCAGCGAGCGCCGCGCTGGACAGATCCCAGCCGGTGCGCGCCTGGACGTAACCCACGATGGCCGGGATCAGCACGACCGCCGCCTGGAGGGCGTAGCCGGACAGTTGGCCCTTGAGCGTGTTCACAGTCTGACTCGCCCACGTGACGCCAGCCGCGACGAGGGCGATAAGGATCGGCGCGAGCCCGCTCCAGACGGTACTGCCCAGATCACCAGGCGCCGGGTCCTGCATCGCCATGAGCACGGGAGCCATGACGAGGGTAAGCGCGACGAGCAGCAGCGTCTTCAGGTATCGCATGGAACCTCCTTAGGAGTGAGCCTACGGCAAGCCGACGCCCCACTCGATGAGCAGCTCCGCCTCGTCGATATGGGCCATTTCTTGCATGAACCGGCGGAACGCTTCCTGCGAGGCGACGACGGCGCGCTTGGTGACCAGCGGGTGCGCTGGGTCGTCCTCGTCCCGCACCTGCAGGTGTCCGCGCCGGAGTCCGACCCCGATACAGCCTTCGATGTCCTCCTCCGTGTTCGCCGGGTGGATCAGGATGCGTGTCCGCCCGGGCACGCCCGTGACCTCGAAGGCTTCGTAGCCGTGCTTATGGAACACCGTTCGCCGCAACCGGTACGTCCCAGCCGGAATGCAGGACTGTCCCTTGGCGTTGTCCTTCCAGTCATCCTCGACCGTGACGAACGTATAGGTCCCCGCTTTGAGGAGGCCGAATACGCCGTCCGACGTGTTCTCGGTACGCAACAGCGACAGGTTCATCATCCGGCCCCCTCACTCGGCGGCACGCGCCGCACCACGTCCAGCACGACCGCAGCCAGGAGCTTGAGCGGAGCGAGGACCAGTTCCCCGGACCACACCGTCGCGCCGGCAATACAGCCACCCACGGCCACCCACCACGGGGCTGCGTAGGCGTGGGTCGCGAGGACCGACACGCCAGCGATCACGACACCAGCCACCGTCTTCCGCAGCTTGGTGCCCAGCCGTTCAGCCGGAATCGCCTTGACCTGGGCGAGGACGGCGTGGGTACGACTCAATCGGCGTGTCACTGGCAGTCCAGTCCGGCCAGCGCCGCCTCAGTCGGACTCCGGATACAGTTGAGCCGGACTAGCCCGTTGATCCCATTGCTCAACGTAGTAATCAGGCTATCCGCGACGGTCATGCGCACCTCGGACACGAGGATATGGTCGCGGACGGTCGCTTCGACAATGGTTATCCGTTCGCCCGGCCCGGCAAGCGACCCGCCTTGCCAGCGGAGCAGGGCCACGACGGCCACGATCACGACGGTGATCGCTGTCGCGAACTCCGCCCAGCCGCGCAGCGTGTGTGGCAGCCACGTCATCAGATCTCCTCCCCCCCCTCGTCCGGCTGCGCCGGTTCCCGCCACGTCCCCGCGGCCTGCACCGGGTTCGGTGCCCCCCGCTCCTCCTCCACCGGTGCGGGTGCCACCGGCTTGTCAACGGGCTCGACCCACGAGGGGAGCCGCTCGTTGTCGGGCCAGTCCAGGATGGCGCCCCGCTCGCGCAGCACGCCACCCCAGAAGCCCTGCCTGGTTGCCCGGACCTTCATTAGCCGGTCGGACTGCCGAGCTGGTCGTCGATCGCGAGGCCGGCCGTGACGGCACCAGCGGTCGCCGACGTGTTCACGTCGTAGAACAGTTCCAGGTACCGCTCGTTGCAGTCCCAAGGCACATCCGGCAACGGGAACTTGAACCCCGCCACCATCTCCGCCAGCAGGAACAGGTCGCTGGTCCAAAGCACCCTCGGCGACCCGAAGGCGGTGTCGTTGTCGCATCGGAGCACGATGTTCATGCTCACGATGGTGGCGAACGTGGTGTCGACAATCGCCCAGACCTTGAGCGGCATCCCGCGCCCGATGTCGCGGGTCTGGGCGCGGCCGGAGAAGACGTTCCCCGGCACCCCCAGGTCAATCTGGTTCGTCGAGCGAGCGTCGGCGGTGATCGCCTGGGCGTCGCTGAAGATGGCCTGCTTGTCTGTGAACATCTCGGTCCTCGAAGAGTCAGGGTCAGGGGCGGCGACGGTCACCGCCCCATGTCAGGCGGTTCAGATCACGCGCGCTTCCGTGTCCAGCAGGGCGTCGCACTGCCGGATCGGGATCCCGCGGAACATCGTGGTCATCTGGCCCGCGTACTCGCCCACGGTGAGCCACACGTTGGCCTTGGTGGCGGCCAGCATGTCGAGGGTCGTGCCCACGGTGCGGTTGCAGTAGATGACCAACCGCCCCGGTGCGCTCACCGAGTACAGCTTGTGCATCGCGCGGGTGAGCAGGCTGATGATGTTCGGGCCGGTGTAGCTGGCGTTGCCCGGGGAGGCCGCCGCCGAAGCAAAGTTCTGGTCGGAGGCGTCGATGTTCGCGATCCGGACCACGTACCGCCAGTCGCGCACGGTGAGACCGATGTCCCACTTGAAGTGGGACCGCAGAACCTGATACATCGAGCCATCAGCGAGAATCTTGGTTTCCTCGCCCAGGTCCCGGTGCGCGAGTCCACTCTTCCCGCCCTTGGGGAAGATCAGGTGGACCACGCGGTCACTCCACGGGAAGAGCCAGATGCTCGAGTTGTCCGAGCTGGTCCCGCCGGCGTCGAGGATCTGCTGCCCGTTCTCGGCCGCGAGGAGGGAGAACCGCGGCGCGAGACCCATGAACTTCTCGGGATCGACCGAGGTGTTCCCGTAGAACAGGGTGCTCGCGATGTTCTGCGACATGCCCTCGAGGTAGGCGATGTCCTCCGAGGTCCGGAACGCGGAGCTCTCGCCGTTCAGGGCCACGAGCGCCTTGTCAACTTCGCTGTAGGCTTCCAGCATCCCGCAGCTGTCGATCACCTGCTTGGTGGTGCTCTTCTCGGGCTGGACGCCGTAGTTGAGCAGCCGCCAGGTGCCGGTAGGCAGCCCGGTGCGGATCGTGGTCTTGTGCCCGGTGGTGAGGTTGCCCTCGACCGCCATGGCGTCCTGCAGGATGGGGTTGCTCTTCCCCAGGATCTCGATGATGTCGGCCACCTTGCCGTTGTCATCGATACGCTTCGCCCAATCCGTGAGGGTGAGGGCGGTGCTGCCGATTGTGGCCATCGACTACTCCGTGGTTGGCGTCAGCGGTCTCCCGCGGGCGCGGTGATTGCTCTCAGAGCGGCATGGAGGGGTACATCTTCTCGGCGAGTAGTGCGCCGTCGCTGCCCCCTGGCCGCGGTACGATGATGGCGTCCTCGCGGATCGCTGCCCCGATACGGTTCAACATCCGGAGGAGGGCCGGGTGGTCGCCCAGCCGCGAGTCCTCGAGGTATTTCACAAGGGCCTCGTCGCCGAACTGCTTCAGCACGCGCTGGCCGTTCTTCACGGTCGCGTCGAGCTTCGCACCACCGATCTCCGGATCGTCCTTGGCTTCCTTCCGCCAGGCCTCGACCTGCTGCTGCCAGGCGTCCTGCTGCTGGGTGACCAGTGCCTTCATCCGCCCACCGTAGAGATCCACCAGCTTCTGCGCCTGCTCGTTGTTCAGCCCGAGTTCTTTCGCTACGGGCGTGAACTCGGCGAGCGAGGTGTCGCTGGCCTCGAACCCTTCGGGGAGCTTCAGGTCGTACTTTTCCGGCGTGCCACCCTTGCCGGCGTCGCCCGCTTTGGCAGCGTCGGCCTTGGCCGAGGCATCTGCGCTCGCGGTATCGCCAGCTGGCTTCCCACCGGACCCATCTGCGGCTGCGGCGGCTGCTGCCGCTGCGGCTGCGTCTCCTGCTGTTGCCGTGTCAGCCGCTGGTGCGGCTACGGTCTCATTCGCCATTGGAATCCTCACGTCGCTGGTCAGCCTGCATGAGCTGGTAGGACTCAGGGCAGGTCTCCATGAGATCCATCAGCAGTTCGAGTCCCAGTGCCCGCCGCCCTTCCAGCAGGGCGCTACGGTGCGTCTCCTCGCCGCAGAACGTGGTGCGGTAGACCCCCGCCCGTTCCAGCGCCCGCCAGACCACCCGCCGGCCGTCCGGTGTGTCCAGGACCCGGAGGAGAGACGCCCGGTACGCCTCCTCGAGGTTCTTCTCCCGCTTCTCCCGATCACCCACGGGCGGAATACATCTTCGCGGCCAGGTCGTCCTCGCCGGCCGTCACTTCGAGGTCGGTGACCTGCAGCTCGAGGCTGGCGTAGCCGGTGCCGTCCGCCGACTCGGAGCTCGACACGCGCTTCACGAAGGCCTCACCCTCGAGGTAGACCTCCTGACCCACCTGCACGCCCTGCAACCCGAGCGCGGTGATCTGTTCCTTCTCGAGGCTGATACAGGCGCCGTAGGGGTACTCCTGTTTCGGCGCCTCCGGCGAGGAGGCCTTTTCCACCTGCGCCGGCTTCATCTTGAGACTGATCATCCGTCCTCCTAGTAGCTGCAGGCGTTGCCCTTCAGGATAGAGTTCAGGCGACCCTCGGCGAAGATCTGTCCTCGCATGGCCCGATCCGCGACGTACTGCCCTCCGCGTACCACTGCCAGGAGGTACCGCGTCCGCGCCAGTTCCCGCCGCCAGCCGAGCGCAAGCAGGCTCGCGACCACGAAGAGCCATGCCGCGAGGACCCGACTCATGCGGTCAGCCCAGGGATGCCGGTCGCCGGTACGGCCGAGGCCTGGCCCAGTTGCTGGCCGGGCCCGCTCTGGCCGAGCAGACGCGAGAGCGCGGTGTCGCCGCCCATCTGCGTCTCGCTCGCGTCCTTCGCCGCCTTCGCGATCGGGGCCGCCGTCGCCGCAGCCATTGCCATCTGCTGTTGCTTGGCTTTCTGGGCCCGCACTGCCTCGACCTCGTCGTCGGCCCGCACGACCTTCGGCGGGACTCCCAGCATCTCGGCGTACTCGTCCACGGTCTGGTCGAAGTCGAGCTTGTCGAGGACCGAGGGATCCGCCTGGGCGAGCTGCAGGGTGAAGCCCGTGAGGCGCTCCATCCCGCCTGTCCCGACCGCTCGCTGGGCCTGGGCCAGCATCGAGATGTACTCGACCCGGATGTCGATGCCCTGCACGTGCTCGGGCGGATCGCCCAGGAGTCCCTCGCGCATCATGATGGCGAACGTCCGGTCGATCAGGGGGTCGTTCTGCTCGCCGTTCAGCCGCTCGAGCACGGGGCCGAGCATCAGGAGCTTCTCCTCGTGGCGCTCGTCGATCTCGCGGGCGGTGATCTGTCGGCGATCACTCATCGTGAGCATCTGAAACAGGTCGACATAGAAGGCCCGGTTGATCCGGTCCTGGTTCTCCCGGATGTCCTCGGTGAGTGCCGCGAGCTCCGGCTTGATCACGTAGGCCGGCTGTAGTCCCTGGTTCGCGACCGTGGCGTCGACGTAGTTGATGTCGCCGGGCAGGGTCCTGGCGCGTCCGCGCCGGAGTGATGCGGGGGCGTTCCACGGCGGGTTCACCAGCTTGTCGACCGCCTGGCTCTTCCGGCGCTGCATGAGCTGGAGCGCCTTGATGTCGCCAAGGGCATCCATGCCCGGCGAACTGCCGTAGATGTCCGAGTCGATCAGGGACCAGCGGGAGGCGATGACGGGGAACTCTTCAAACCCGGACTCCTTGAGCAGCTTCTCCTCCGCCCCTTGGGTCTCGAGGTAGACCGAGCGGTAGGGCTTCTCGGAGCCGACGCGCCGGCCTTGCATGGCGCGCGGGGCGCCGTCGTTCGGCTCGATCGCGTGCAGGACCTCGACCCACTCGTCGTAGCTGCGGTTCTCCCACAGGTTTCGGACGGGCCTCGAGATGCCGCTCCAGTCGATCGTGCCATCGGGCTGCCTCCCGAACTGGGTGACCACCTGACGGACGGTGAGCGGGAAGAGGCGGTAGGCGGTATCAACCGCCATGCGGTCGCTGTTGGCGAGGTAGTAGGTGCCGACCGGCCAGTGCTGGCAGCGGATGACATCCTCGTCGTCCTCGAGGATGTGGAACGCGCTGGTACCGAAGACGGTGAGGTCCTGGTAGTGCTGCGGCAGCGTACTGTACAGGTTGCTGCGATTGAACACCTCTCGCAGTCGGAGTTCGGTGGTGAAGAGCCACTGCTTCACGTCGGCCAGCTCATTGAGCTCCGGGTCCGGCGTCGTCAGCCGGAACCAGTTCCGGGCGGGCGAGGTGAGACCGGCCATCATCCCGGAGGCGGTCGTCCGCACCGCCAGGGTGCCGGTGTTGTCGAGGACCCGCTGATTGACCTTCTCGCCGCGGTTCTTGTCGCTGAACAGGAAGCGGGCCCGCCGTGGCAGGATGAAATCCGACAGGTCCCGCCAGTGGGACTCGAATGAGAACCGCTCCCGCTTCATGTCGCCCAGGCGCTGCAGGAGCCGCTGGCGCAGGGTGACCCCGGCGGCCGGCGCGAAGGCGGGGGCGGTCACGCTACTGCCCGAGGAGGGTCTTGGCGCCGCCGGCAGCAGGGACGCCGCTGGGGCCCGTCAGGATCGTTGACTGTCGTCCAGCCGCCAGAGCGGCCCGCCTCCGCTCGTTCGTGCGAGCGAGGACCACCTCCGGCGACTGCTGGGTCGGGGGCGGGGTTGGCTTCGGGATCTCCGGCATCTTCGGTGCGCTGAAGCACATCGGCGAGTGTCTCCGGCAGTGAGGGCGACTAACTCACAGTCGGACACGAGTATACGGTATAGTGTGGCAGGAAGTCAACAGCGGTGTGGCGGGGAGTCAACAGCGGGTGTGTTTCACGTGCAACAGGTGGGGCCCTAGGCGTTGTCCAGCGGGTTATAGTCCCACTCGGGCCCGCGGCGCTCCCCGCGTCGGCGAGCCTTCGCCTCCTCGATCTCCCCCAGGCTCAGGACGCGCTTCATGCCCTCCGACATCACCGGCTCGGCGAAGGTCACCGCCAGGGAATCCCCACTGTCCGGGGAAGGGAGACCGTCCGCCTTCATGATGGTCTTGTCGGTCAGCAGGAGTTGGTTCCGCGCGTTGAACCCGTAAGTCTGGCTGGTGAGCTCCATGGCGAGCTCGTCGTCGTCAGGGTTGATCGCCCCGTAGAGTTTGACCCAGTCGGCCAGACGGAACCAGATCTCGGACCGCTTGTTGGCGAACTGCTTGTCCGCTGCGGCGCCACCGAACTGCACCCCGATGGGACCGTAGCCCAGTTCCCGAAGCCGGTCGATCACCGCGCCGCCGTAGCCACCGGTGGCATCCACGAAGATCGCGTCGACGGTGAGTCCCTGCGCCTGAAACCCTTTCACGATGTGCGCGACGTGCGACCCGACCTGGGTGGAGTCGGCCCCGCGCATCTTCCGCCAGGGCCAGGTCCGGGCATCCATGCCGCGGCGAATGCTGATCACCGACTGGTCGTCGCCCTCGCGCGCCACATCGACACCGATGATCAGCGGGTCCGCGATCGAGGAGACGGCTTCGCGGCGCCCGGCGTCATCCACCCAGCTCTGGGCGATCATCTGATTGGTGCCACGGCTCGGGAACATGCCGCGCACGCGGACCTTGACGTAGTCGCTATCCTCGCCGTGGTCCTCGATCTTCCGCCGGATGTCCTCCTTGTTGGTCACCCCCACTCGCCGGCTGTCGATCTGCCGAGGGCGCCACCGATGACGGTACTTGCCGAAGCACTCGAAGAAGCGGCCGACGTTCCGTGTCCCGTTGCCGAACGCGCACCAGACGATCTGGGTGTCCTTGTCGGTCAGCGCGCCCTCCGTGACCTCCCAGACCTTGTTGTCGATGTTCGAGCTCTCGTCGAAGAAGACGCTGATCCGCCGGCCCTGGTTATGCAGGCCGGCGAACGCCTCGGTGTTGTTGGCGCTCCACGTCACGCGGTCGAGTCGCCAGTTCTTCTCGTGATCGGGGTCGGCGCGGTAGATGCTGGTGTCGGTGAGCCGGAACCAGTGCTTGTTGATCAGCCGGTGGTACCACTTGGCGATCTCCGGCCAGGTCTTAGTGCGGACCTGCAGCTCGGTGTTCGCAGTGACGATCGCCCGGGCGTCCTCCATGGTGCAGAGCGACCAGAGGGCGAGCTGGGCGATCGTCGCCGACTTCGTGATCCCGTGGCCCGAGGCGATCGCTTTCTGGAACGGCTGGTCCCAGTCGGGGCCACGCAGGTGCTGGCCCAGTTCGTCGAAGAGCTCGAGGCCCCACTGCTCGGGGCCCTTGATCCCCTCGAGCGGGCCCTCACCCCAGGGGAAGGCGTACCAGACCCAGCTGAGTGGATCCCGGCTGTACTGACCCATGTCGTCGGCGAGGAGACGCTCCGCCTTGGCCGTCACGGCGTCGTCCACTCCCCGACCAGGGCACGCCAAGCAGCCAAGGCGGCAAGTGCTGTGGCGTGACGGTACTGCCTGCCTCGCTCACCGCAGCCGACACTGACGTAGTACCAGTCCCCATCGGTCGAGCAGGTGATGGCCGGGTGCCCGCGACGTTGATATGAGGCGAGGATCCACCGGGCGGCTTTCATCTCCGCGATCATGAATGTGGCGAAGAACGACGTGTCCTTGCCCCAGGCCGGCACTTCGTCACTCCGATTGGTCCTCATGGCAACACTCCTCCTCGGCGAGTGCGCGGATGCCCCGCTCGATATATCCACGCCATCGATTCTTTGGATTGTACGCAAGAGCACCGAGTAGGTCGCGCAGACCAGCACCTCCCGGTCGGTTCTCTGCCGCCCACAACAACGCCCGTTCGAGCGTCTCGCGTTCCCGCTGTTCGAGCGCGGCTTCGGCCTCTCGCGCTCGACCGAGGTGGGTCTCGCACCGCTGCTCCAACGCCGCGAGCTGTTGGCGGAGGATCAGGATATCGCCAGCGGCTCCGCATTCCACCTTCCCTCCCGTCCGCCCTGCGGCCCGAATCTCTGCGATAATCTCCCCGATGGGCCGGGGGTCATAGTCCAGCATCCCCGGATGACCAGTCGCTTGCAGCCCCCGCTCCTCGGCTGCCTCGACCAGCTCGCGCAGCAACTCCTCGAAGTCCTCCGCCCACTGCCTGCTCATGCGACCCCCTTCCGGCAGGCCGGCGGGCGCACCGTCCCGCACGCGCCGCATGTCTCCGCGCCCGGCGTGATAGCATAGCATCGCTCGCACCGGCGTGGGAGGGCGGAGACCCTTGGCTTGTGCCGTTTCTGGTCGATCAGCTTGAGCAGGTCGTCGGGGGTCATCCCTCTGTCCAAGAAGTTCCGAAATGCCAGGCCCCATGCGGGATCGGAGCTAGCGAGCCGCTTCAGCTCCTCCCCGGTCGGGCGTGTGTCGTGGGATCTGAGGTCGTCCAGGGTGGCCCCTAGGATCTTCGCGAGCTTCGCGAGTACCGGGTCAGACGGGTACCGGCGCCCGAGCTCAACATCAGAAAGGAATGCCGCTGAGATGCCGCCGAGCCGGCCGCCGAGCTCCCGCAAGGATAGGTCCTTTTCTTCGCGTAGCTCCCGGATTCGTTCACCTAGAGTTCTCATATAGCCTCGCGCTGAGGGTCCTGTGCGTCGTCATCGCGCCTGCTGCATTCGTGGCCGTTCCTGTATCCAGAGGTCATCCGGAATGCGGCCGCGCCGCTCCGAGAGCAGTCCCGCGTCTTGTTTCACCCACACCGGCAAGCACAACGCCCGGCACTGCTCGACCACGGACCGGAGCCAGCACAGATCCATCGGTCGAAAGTCCGGGCCGCTCTCCCCGCCGACGATCACCCAGTCCATCCCGAACGGTACACGCAGCGGACCGAGGAGCGGCTCGAGACTCAGGAAGCGCACGGCAGCGGGTATGGTCCGCAGGACGCTTGCCCGGTTGGTGAACCGCTCGTTCTCGATGCTCACCCCGAGCCAGACATTGGGCCACGGCTCCCCGGACGGACCCCATGGCACGCCAGTACCCATCATCTGCTCGGGGCGCTTGGTCAGAATCTGGTAGGTGTGCTGTGGCGTCCGGCGGATGATGTCCCACGCTTCATCGCGCCAGGCGTCCGCTGCCGGATGGAACCAGTCCGACCACGAGCAGGTGAAGACAAGGCGCGGCTCCCGCCACTTGAGCGGCGCGTGAAACGTCACGGGTGAGCAGCGCGTGACCACGTCGAACGGCCCGAGCTTGTAGCGGGCATAGTCGCGTTCGGCGTAGCAGTGCGCACAACCGGGGGAAACCTTGGCGCACCCCCGCCACGGGTTCCATGTCGCATCGGTCCAGGAAATCGCGGTCTGTTCACCCATTGTCGGGTTGGTCGGTCGGGTCCACCAAGGAGCGGTCGCGCTGCTTGCCGTCGCTCATGGCAACACTCCTCCCCAGAATACGCCAACGCCCAGGAACGTCAACGCCACATGCCGATCCGCCGTGTAGCTCGGCACCGGCCGCGTCCCGCCCTGCACGCCCAGCCACTTCCAGGGTGCTCCCTGACGCCAGAGTGGTCGCACTGTGGCCTCCGCGGTCCAGAACTGGTAGGGCGGCTGATCCGCCGAGGACTCGATCAGTTGCACCATCACCGTTGCTGGTGCCGTCTGAATCCGCAGGATCGCCCGGTGCAGTCCGACATGCACCGCCACGGGCACCGCGACCAGTCGCTCGAAAGTCAGCGACCCCCTGGGCCACGCGACTTCCGCCCCCACTGCCCAGATGGTGTAGTAGATCGTTCCAGGCAAGAGGGCAGAACGGTCACTGGTCAGCCGGCTGCGCTCCTCGCTCCGCTGCTCGACGAGTCGCCCATGAATCAGGCTCGCCCGGAGTATGGTGCGCCCAACCGTGATGACCCGGCCCTCCAGACCCGCCGCCCAGTGACGCACCGCCCCGCCTGACTTGGAGGGAAACAGGCCGTTCTCGTTCGCGGCGAGTGCGCCCGCCTGGAGCGTGAGACCGGCCAGCGCCGGCGTCCGGTAGCGCACGCCGAACGTCTCGCGGTCACGGTAGAAGTCGTCGCCCGACGCGACCGACAGGGTAACCGAGCCGGCCACCGCGAGCTGGAGCAGGGTCAGCATGGCGCAGCATCCCTGAGGAGTTCGCTCGACTTCTGGCATGCGGGACAGAGAGCCACATGGGACGCGCAGTCTGGGCCTGTGTAGCCGTGCGCCCTGGCGGCCACGATACCCGCCAGACGGTCGCGCTGCTTGCGATACCTGCTGGCTAGGAGGGTCACCTCGGTCTGGGCGAGCACGAGGTTGCCGAGCACGACCTCCATCTTGTCACTCACGTCACCACCAGCCGGCCCTCGGGTGCGTCCGTCACCGGTACGAGCCCATCCGGCGCCTCGCGTCGCCGCTTGTGCTCCAGGAACGTCTGGAACAGCGGTGTGTCCTTCAGCACCATCACTTCGGCCAGGAGCTCAAACGCCTTGGCGGTGACCAGGTTCGCCGGCGCCTGCTGCTCCGGTAGCAAGCTCCGCTGCCCGCCCTCGATCATCGCCGCGGCCAGCAACAGCACCTGCACGTCGTTCAGCGGGGTCACCATCTGCACCACCGGCTGCCCCGGCCCCATGTGCGGCAGGGACAGGGGACCGTTCGGAAACTTCATCGTTCGCCTCGCGTTCGAGTGGGGGTGCCATCGCCGCACGCTTGCGCGCGGCGCGGATCAGGTCGGCCAGGTCGTCGTTGCTGTCCTCGAGTTTCACCCGCTCCACCAACAGGCCCAGGTGCTTGGCCAACACCTCGAGCGCCCGGAGCTTGTCCCAGAACTTCACTTTCTTGAGGACGCCGATCATTTCGCGGTCCCCGCCCGTGCCACTGTAGATCTCGCTGACGTCGACGCCCGCCATCGCCCGACGCACGTCCTCGGGGATCTCGTGTATCGGCTTCAGGTTCCCCGCGGCGTCGAATGCCTCACCGATGTCCACTATCGCCAGTCGCATCAGCTCGGACAGGATTGTGAGTGGCGTCACGCCGGCCATTGCCGCCGCGTCCTGGCGCGAGGGAGGGAGTGCGCGCACCATGTCGGTCATGTGTCCACTCGCTTGCGGAAGTATTCGACGTCAGGGCACGTCGCGTAGTGCGGTGTGTAGCAGCTGCGGATCTCCGCGCGCCCCTCGATGACCACATAGAGCCGCTGAGGCATGGCGTCGACTGGTGCCACCTTCCCCGCGGCGGTGAGTAGCATCCGCAGCGGTCGACCACAAGTGGGCCCGCGGCAGACCCTGGTCTCGTCGCTCACGCCATCCTCCAGACCCGCCAGCCGGCCTCGGGGGTACCCTCGAGCCGGTAGCGCCGGCCCGAGCCCAGCTTCCGCTCGCGGGTGTTCTGCCGCACCACCAGCGTGCAGGGCGTCCCAGCGGCCACCGCGCCAGCCGGAATCACGAAATGCCCGTACACCTCGAGCAGCGCCCACGGATACTTCGCCGGACGCCCCTCGTCACCGTGGCGACGGGGTCCGAGAAGCCACGCCGGCGGCTCGGACGGCGGCTGGGGCGGGTAGGGTGGATCGCTCATCGGGTGCGGCTCACGGGTGCGGGGTCATCGGGTGCGGGTCGCTTTCCAGTCGCCGGTCGCCGGGTCGGCGCGGAACTCGAACACGCGGGGCTCGTGCCTCCGGTTCGCCGACCGCACCCGCGCCCGGATGCTGGACTCCGACCAGCGGCTAGGCAGCAAGAACGACGCGCCCACCGCCATCGTACCCCAGGGGAACACTGTAAGACCGGCGTGCATACGCATGTGTCCAACACGCTACCACACTCCACCGCGAAGAACAAGAGGGGGCCGCGCTGACCCGCACCGACGCCACTAGAACGTATGTCCAGTAAGCTACCCAACCTCACACACCTGCCACACCTAAGCCCCAAGGCGTTACACAGCACCAACTTACGGCCAAATTTTCCCGACCTACCCGACCTAGACCCCCCTTTCTAAGACTCCCCCTAAAATAGTACATATCTCCCGGTACACTACCCTCCCCCCTTACGTCCCCCTTATGTCTCTACTCTACTATTATATCATATATATATGGGTAGGTAGGGTAAATAGAGGGGGGATAACGACATACAACCTCACCCTGACCTCGGTATTACTAGGTTCTCCACAGGAGGTCGGGTAGGCGGACAGCCCCTGGAGTGGGTGGCGCCGCGGTGGTGGAAGTTGTTGTCACGACTCAGGTTGCGCAAGTACGATGAACCCCTCGCCCTCGAGCTGCTCGGCGAGCGCGCGGGCGGGGCGGTGGTCGACGGCGAAGCCATCGGGGAGGCGCTGCCAATCCTCGAGCCCAAATTCCTCGATGATCTCAGCGGCGCGGGGCGTGAGCGGCACGAAGGTCCAGATCGTGCCGTGATTGGTGACGCGGAAGTCGGGCTGGGGCTCGAAGTCGGGTTTCTTCGCCATGGAGCGTCTCCTGAGGCAGGGTAGTGGTGTGTGCTGCTGGGTACAATGTACCCTATTCACCGAAGGTTGTCAAGAGTCGCCGCCCCAGCCACCGGATGACCGGCACGGCCATCGAGTTGCCCAGCGCCCGGTAGCGGGGTGAGTCTGCGGCGGGACGACCGCGGTAGGGGACCAGCGTGTAGTGGTCAGGCAGTCCCATTAACCGCTCGCACTCGACCGGGGTCAGGTGGCGGACGGCCATGCTTCCACCCGCGATCAGCGAGTCCTGGTCCACCCTGTCCGCGTCGGCTGAGAGCGGAGGCGTTGTCTCGGCCGGCGCGCCATCCTTCCCCCGCGTGTAGTGCGACGCCTTGAACGCCACCACGCTGTTGCGCTGGGTGAGTGGTGGAGACTGCTCTCCGGGCTGCGAGCGATTCTGCGGGCTGGTCACTTGCTCCAGGCTGATCGCCACCGGAATCAGGTGCCCCGGCTTGGTGTCGGAGTCCGGCCCCTTCGCGACCTCCGGGATCAGGGCTCCGTCGAGTTCGGCGTCGGTGCCGAGCCCGCCACCGCCTCCAGTGCGAGCCGCAAGGCAGGGGGCAATGCTTTCCCCCGCTTCGCCGCGCGCCGGAGGATCCCCTGACAGGCCCGCGGCGAGAGGTAGTAGCGCGTCGGCAGCGGACCACGCTCCAGCACCTCGCCTAACGAGCACAAAGACACGTCGCCGGCGCTGGGCCACTCCGAACCACTGGGCGTCCAGTATCCGCCAGGCTGCCACCCCGGTTGGCCCTGCAACCACACCTGCACCGGGCCAGCTGCGCCCGTGAGGGCGAGGGAGGGGGGAATCATGGCCGACCAGTCGGCCCAGGAGGCAGCCGAAGGCGTTGTCGTGGGCGGAGAGGACGCCGGGGACGTTCTCCCAGAGCACGG